CCTAGATTGAAGATAAGCATGGAAACCCATAGCACCGAGACCGAGACTCCTTTCTCTATACGCTGAGTAGGCACTCTTGGTAAAGCCTTCCTTACCTTCTTTAACATATTTTTGAAAGCGTTTGAAATTTGCACTATATTCTCCTAGTTGTGTTGTATCTATTGCATTGTCAATGTAATGTTGTAAAACATTGTCAAGCATGGTTATTAAATCTTGTATAAAGTTATCATCCTTTGACCAGCTATCAAAGTATTCTAAGTTGACAGATGACAAACAACATACTGCTGTTCGTTCTTCATCCGTTGGTAAAGTAATCTCAGAGCATAAATTACTTTGTCTTATTTTTAATCCTAAATCTTTTTGTGATTTAGATAAAGCATCATTACATGTATCAATATTAACCATGTAAGGTTCACCTGTTTCTGCTCTGGCATTTATAATTTGCCACCATAATTCTCTAGCGTTGATAGTCTTAACAGCTTCGTTAGTCTTAGGGTCTATCAATCTCCAATCTTCATCTTTTTCTACAGCCTGTAAGAAAGCATTGGTAATGTTTATACCGTTATGAAGATTAAGATTCTTTCTGTTTATATCCCCACCTGATTCTTTACGCATGTTAATAAACTCTTCAATCTCCGGATGACTTATGTCCATGTAAGCAGCATAAGAACCACGTCTTGTTGTGCCTTGATTAAAGGCTAACATCTGAGAATCAACTACGTGCATGAAAGGAATTGAACCAGTAGAACGACTGCCATGAGTAGTTGAAATACCGTTGCTCCTAATATCGCCCCAATATCCACCGATGCCTCCACCTGAACTTGCCAACCAAATATTCTCATCATAGTGAGCAGATAAACCACTCCTGCTGTCAGGAACATAATTGAGGAAACAACTGATAGGAAGCCCACGAGTGGTACCCCCGTTACTAAGAATAGGAGTGCTAAACATGAACCAACGAGAGGAAGCGTAGTTATAAAGTCTTTGAGCCAATTCAAAATCTGTCTCACCTTTGTAGGTTGCTCCGAAGACGGAGGCTCTTGCGAATGCTTCTTGTGCATGTGTTTCTCCTTCCCAAAGATATCTGTCTTTGAGTGTATCTAAACTAAATTTATCAAATGTTTTTTCTTTGTTATAATCTATTTCAATTCCTAAGTAAGGCTTAGTTCCTATTTTATCTTCAATCATTTTGTTCTTCCTTATTATTTACATATAAAGCTATTATAGTATAATGTATAATCTTCATAAGGTCTTGATTAGATTTACCATTCTTCTTTCCAAACCTCATAGCATACTTCATAATATTACCTATACAAAATCCTTCTCCATATCCCGAATCAATTATCATATCTGTTGCTTGATACTTTCCATTAGCATAATGTTGGTCATATGTATTACCTATATAAGATTTTACTTCGTTTAATATTTTATCTTCTCTAAACTTATACTCCACTCTTCCACTCCTTTGGTAAGGTTTCTTCACTATACCATTTAAAATTATTCGTCTCTGCCCATTCAGCATGAGTTCTTTTTGTACCATCTTTTCTTACCTTTGCTCCCGGCATAGGAGATAAAGGTTTTTGAAATAAGAAAACTAATTCCATATAATCAGGTAATGCTTTTCTAATATGTATATATTTACTATACTCTGCATAATCCCAAAACCTACCTTTAGCTTCAATTAAAATTATATTACCATCAAATTCTTTTACAAAGTCTGCTTCGTATTTATGATGAACAACATACTTGATAGTATCCCAATGATGTTTCCAGTCTTTAAGAATTGTTTGATGTATATCATATTCCCAAGCACTATCATATCCTTTCGGGACATTTGTCTTCTTTGGTCTAGGTTTTCTTGGTACTCTTCTAGGCATCTAATTCCTCCAAATGAAAATTAGGATTCTTTTTAACTTGTTTATAAAACCATCTAAGACTATAAGCACTTAACATAAATCTGTTATTAGAGTAGATGTGTGTTTGCTCTGGAATAAACTCATGTAAGTTTTTCTTATTAATTTTTTTAGTATCTTCTCCTTCAGGAACCATTGACCTTATCCAATCTATTAAAAGATTTTCTGCTTTGCGTCTTAATTGTTTAGACTTTTTTTGATTCATAATTTTTTACCAGTTTCCAATAATTTAAAATGTTATTAAACATATCTCTGTGTTTGTTCTGAGATTCTTTATCCCATATATGACAAGCTATAAGCTCTGGGTTTTCTCTATCAACAAAGATAGATACTCTATCTACATCATCAAATCCACAGCCTTGTGCATACGCAGACAACTGCATACCGTGTTCATCATATACTAATTTAGCAGGGTCTTTACCTTCTAAGTTATCTTTAGTTTTAAAGTCTACAAAGATACCAGACTTAGAATATAAATCTATCTTACCACCATATCCTGAATCAGCACAGAAGGAATCTTCTGCAATCCATTCTTCATCAGGGAAGTTTTCATTTAGCCAATCTAAAATAATCTCATATGTCTTACTTGTACCTTCACCTAAGAAACCTTGTTCAATCATAGCATGAATTTCTGTACCACGTTTAGCTGCTTCTTGTCCTATTCTTTTAGAGTCTTGTTTACATCTGTATGCAAACTCTTCAAGAGTTTCTAACTCATTCTTTTCTAAGGTTAGTGCAGAGTTAAGTGCTTGATTTATTTTCCAATTCTCTAACGAAGGTTTAGCTATCATACCTAGAATGGTAGTGACAGAGGGTACTAGGTTATCTTTCTTAGCATCTCTAAGGGTAGTGTTTCTTTCTTTACCATTAGCACCTATAACTGTATACATAGGTTCACCTTCTTGAGTGTACCAGTGTCCAGATTCAGCCTTACTTTTCTTAGCCGACAATTTATTATATACTTCTTGTGTAGAAGTGTCAAGTGTTTTCTTTGATTTAGTCATTTAAAATTACTTCCATATTATTTATTATGTCTTTAGCTATTTTTATATCTAATTTAAACCATTCACCTTTACGGTCAGATGATTTTTTAGAACATAAGGAATGTGCTTTTGCTTCTGCGGAACGTCTATCATTAAAATATTTTTTAAACTTTAATTTAAAATCTCTTAACGGACTAGATGTTTGATATCCTTTACATCTATCTTTAGAATCAATAGCCATACCAACTTTAACCCAGCCTTTCCAAGCAGGATTTGTTATGATATACACTTCTCCTGCTGTAGATTTTTCATAGTTCTGTAAAGAACTGAATGCAGCATCATCAAAACTTTTATAGTTTCCTGCTTTGTATAAAGGATGTGATTGAGATATATATTTACCATTAACTCTCATAACTTTATCAACTCTATTGCGTAAAGTTATAGCTCTTTCTCTTACATGGTTTCCACTTTTTAAACTAGTACCAGTTTCAGGATAGTAATACCACCATTCACCGTCTACAAATTTATATCTTTCTTGATTTCTTATATACTTACCCATTGGGTTTTCAGGTATGTTAATGTGTTTCACTCCAGTTACCTCCTATCTTGTATTCACCATCTAAAGGACAGCGAAGGTTAAAATATTCTCCTGCTTTTACTATGCTTTCTACAGCCAATCCTCCTACAAAATCAGCTTGGCTTTCATCTACTTCTATCTGCCACTCATCATGTATATTAGCTACAAATTTATATGTAATACTATTTAGTTTTAATATATCATCTAATATAACTAGAGCTTTCTTCATAACAATAGCACCTGCACCTTGTAGTAAAGTATTCAATGCTGAATGTTGATTACGAACATAAAGCTTTCTACCGTCTAATCCTTTGAGGAATTTTTTTGTTGAAGCTCTTTGTACTCTGTCTCTAAGAGACTTAAATGTAGGCTTATTATCAAAGAAATATTGTCTAGCTCTCTTACCATCTGCTGTACTTCCTCCGACCACTTTACCAAGCTTTTCATCTCCTGCTCCGTACATGAGTGCATAGATAAATGTCTTTGCCTTATCTCTTGATTCAAGTTTTGCAAGTTGTTGATTAGAGGTGTGTATATCTCCATTGATAATTTCATTTGTGTACTCCTCGTCAGCCATATAATGTGCTAACATTCTAATTTCTAAACCACTAGCATCTACACCTAGTAGTACATTACCTTCTTCTACAATCCAACAAGCTCTACATTCTTTACCGTAAGGACTATGAGAACTAGGAACTTGTGCCATGTTAGGACTTCTATGTGTCATTCTACCGGTGATAGCACCGTTAGGTATAACAAAACCATGAACACGTCCATCATCTTCAGTAGCTTCTATCCAAGAATCTATCTGGGCAATTCGTTTCTGTAGTAAAAGAAACTGTGCTATAAGATTAGCTTCGTGTATATGTGTAATCTCAGATAAAGTTTTCTCATCTACTATAGGTTGACCAGTAGGTGTGAACCTATCAGGTTTCCAACCAAAGTCAATAAGGTATTCACCAATCTGTTTACGACTACCCAAGTTAAAGTCAACTAACTGTTGTCTCATAAAAGGATTCATGTTCTGTGTAGATATACATCTTTCATATTCAGCATCTGTCAAACCACGTTTAGATAGTTCTCCATCTTTCTTAATGTAAGGTGTTACTAACTTATCATCAACCCACTTAGGTTTAAAGGTAGCATGTACTTCATCTTCTATTGACTGTTTCTTTTCTCTAAGTTCAGCTAATAACATTAGAGCATGTTCAGTATTAAACATGAATCCATTTGTTTCTTGTTGCTTAATAATGTCAGCTACTCTTTGCTCAAGAGTAATACATTCTTTATCAAACCCTTTACTTTCTTTTCTAAGTTGACCTAGTACTGCTGTGTTTAATTCTACATCACGTACACAATAGTCTAACATTTCTTGAGAGTAATTTAAGTAATCTGAAAACTCTATCTTATGATATCCTAATTTATATCCCCACTTCTCTAGACTATGTCCACCTTCTCTAGAAGGATTAAATAATCTAGATAGTACAAGGGTATCTATAACAGGAATACTAGATAAGTTTACATTACTAAACTTATGCACCATTGGTATGTCAAATCCTATAATGTTATGACCAATAAGAGTATCAGCTTTAGTTAATAGCTCATAGCCTTCTTGTAATTTATCTGGTGGAAATTTAAATATCTCTTTAGTATCCACATCTTGTGCAACAAGACAATGTATCTTAGTTGCGTTCAAGTCATCTGTTTCTATATCAAATACTAATTGCATTAAAATGCCTCCTCTAATCCATCATCAAATTCTATATCACTATCAGTAATCTCTGATAATCTACCTGTCTCTGAATCATATACAACTCTAGCAGCCATACCTACATCACCAGTATACCTAGACTTAAGAACTCTTAGTCTTGTAGTCCTAGCTTCTTCAGGGTCATCTGACTGTTGATTACGTTCTAATGCTATCACACAATCACTAAGTTGTCCAATACTATTTGAACCTCTTAGATGAGATAGAGATACTTCAATACCATTCTCATGTCCTTTGTTACCATCAACTCTGCGTAAGTGTGAAACCAAAATGATTCCTGCACCTGTCTCTTCTACCAAACTTCTAAGTCTAGTCATGATAGAATCAATAGCACGTCTTTCATCTCCTTCATGAACAGCACTAACTAACATATGTAAATGGTCAACGACCACCCACTTGCAGTCACATCCTATAATCATAAAGCGAAGCTTAGTAAAGATGTCATCAATGTCGTTGGTTCCGAAATGGGAATGTACCCAAACTCTGTTTCGGTTGTCACCATCGTATAGCATATCAAACATCTTATCAAGTTCTTCTCTAGAAAACTTCTCACGTTCTTGGTCAACGTATAGTCTAGCATTAGCTTCAATAGAAAGTATACCATCAATGGTACGTCTCCAATCTTCTTCTAATGCTATGATGCCTACGTTGTCTTCTGTATTTTTAATAAGATGATGTTCAAGTTCTCTAGTTACACTAGACTTACCAAGACCTGTACCACCTGTAAGTGTTACAAGTTCTCCTTGTCTAAGTCCATATAACTTTTTGTTTAATCCTTCATAAGGATAAGGGACACTCTGTTTCTTCTCTCTATTATGGAACTTCTCTTTTTGTTCTGAAACATTTATAACACCAGAAGGTGTGTAAACTTTAGAAGCCCACCAAGATTCAACAAACTCTTTATGTCTGTTGGAACGAAGCATATCATTAGGGTCTTTGAACCCATGAGGGAGTGTGAGTATCTTAGCTTTGCCGGGCTTGAAAAGTCTAGCAACTTTAATAGATGCTTCCTTACCTGCCTTGTCATTATCAAATGAGATGATAACATTTTCAAAGTCATCAAAGAACTCTAAGCTTTCCTTGATATCTTTTACTGCACCATTCGCACCACGTTTGATAGATACCACAGCCCACTTAGAACCAAGTAGTTCGTAAGCAGACATCGCGTCACACTCTCCCTCTGTTATGGTGACATACTTGCCACTCTTAAATAACTGTTGACCAAACAAACCTGTATCATTATAAGTACCAGATACAAAGAAGTCTTTGTTTGTTACGTTACGACACTTAGTAGCTGATAGCTCATGTCCATTGTAGTAGGGATAAAAATGTTTAACGACATTACCTTGTAGGTCATGTACACATTTAACTCCATACTTAGTGGCAGTTGCTTGAGATATTTTTCTATCTGTAAGAGCAGAAAACTTACCTTCATTTACAATATCAGGTTGTTTAGTCTGTGTTGTTGTCACTGTTTGCATATCCTTTCCTCCACATGCTTTAGTATAGCTAGGCATAAACTCACCACAACTGAAACACTTTGCTGAATCATCTTCGTTGATTCCTACAGCATCACTACTGTTGCAAAGCGGACAGGGTTGGTGTAGTTTATCCCATGTTTTATCCATGTTGTTAGCCCTCACTATGGATTAAGATTCTTCTTCTGTTGAATCTTCTACAGTTTCTTCAGTATCATCTTGTTCAACTACTGCTTCAGGGCTTTCCTTTAGCACAGCTTCAAGATTATTTTGATGACCTTGTGAAGCATAGTTTAAAGCTTCAACCAGTACATTCAATGTGCCTATCTTACTGATAGATACATTAGCACCTGCTCTCTTCTGTTCATCTTCAATCTTTGAAACATCATAGACTGATTCACCATCATCATTCTTAATAGTAATTATCATATTAAAATTCCTCGTTGTCTGAACTAGCTTCAGAGTATTCTACTAAATCAGTAACCTTTACAGCTATTAACTCTGCAAACGTACCATACTTACCTGTATAGGGTTTAATCTTTACAGTCACACCAGAACCATTACCAACATTAACATCTAAGTCTGTGCCTTCAGCATCAACTAACTTAGGTGCAGGATTGGTAGTCCCATCATGCTTGTCTACTTTTCTACTGAATGAGAAAGCAGGTTCATCATACTTAGGCTGACCATCTCTGGTTCTTACCTGTGATAAACCAATACCCTCTAACTTAGTAGCAGTATCTACATCAGTCAACACAACTATTCCATACTTATGTGGTTCAAACTTAGTGTTTGGTGTGCTGACGTTAGCCCACATAGCTTTTCCTTCTACATACTCATACATATATTGTACCTCCTTTAGGTCGTATTAAGTTTTGCAATTGTATCACAGATTAACTTTCTTGTCAAGTCTTTTCTGTCTTCTTCTTGCATTATTTCTATCCCTTGTAAATTGAATAGCGGGTTGCAAGTCTTCCCAGAGTTCATCAAGTGCTTGTTTCTTTTGTTCTTTATTAAGTCTTGTAACGATTTTGATATCAGACTTCTTAGGTATCCAAGTATCCCAGTAGGCTTTGTCCATGTCTTTCCATGTCCAACCTATCTGCTTGTCTAGTGTTGTTGATTTAAAATATAAATTCATAATAACCCTCCAGTTAAAAGAGGCACTTTAGAGTGATGCCTAGCACCCGAACATTATCT